GCCTTTGGTTTTATAACAATAATTTTTGAATCTATTAAATATATTAATAGCTTTTTCACAGTTTTTTATCTGTTGATTAATAGTACCTTCATATATTTTGCCTACAGCATCATATATTTTGTCTTCATAATCAGAAATTTTTTCACTGTGATTTTGTTCGAATCGAAAAGACAATTCATCTTCGTTATATGTTCTATGAAATTTAGGGTTTGATGAACTTTTTTCATAGTTTATAGCTTTCTGTATATCATTTTTTGACTGTTGTATGATTTCACTTTTAGTGTACGGAGAATTGTCTGACATTTCTTCTTTTTTAATACACTTTTGCGTATTACTTTGATTGTTACTTTTATCAATTTGAGCCTCTAAATTTAATGTATTTTCAATTTTATGTATATCTTTTTTCGGCTTTCTTTTAAATGCAACAACCAATAAAACAATACATATAAACAAAAATAATAGAATACCCATTATCAAATCCTCCTTTAATTGACATATTTATACAATATATGTTATCATTTAATCAGAGGATTGTATACCTTTATAAATCTTCTATTAGGTGTTAGATAGAACCAGTATCTAACACCTTTTTATGTACTCATTAAATTGTCTATATACTTGCCTTTCAAGTGGGTGTCTGTTAAACACATTTCTCTCATTAAGTTCTGTCAACCTTTTATATCTTATTTCTGCTGATAGCATAGATACATTACATATTCTAGCTATATCTTCACTAGACTTAATATTCAAGTTGTGTAAGACGATTGCCGGCATTAGCAAATCTCTTGCGAATACATTAGCCTGCTGTTCTCTTACATCTAATACATCATATTCGGTGTTTCTATGTAAAGTTTCGCCGTTAGCCAAATGTCCTAGTAAAATGTGTCCTATTTCATGTGCAAGTGTAAATCTAGCTCTATATATTGGCTTTTTGTCGTTGTAGTAGATGACTGGTTTGCAATCTATTAATCTACTAAAGCCATCCTCATTATGTAAGCTGTGATTATTAATATACTCACCCTCAGAATATCTTACAAGATATATCTTATAATGATTAATTATCTTTGCTAAATTTATAGAAAACTCTCTAATATCACACTCAATTAATACCTTCCAAGCCAAATTTCTCGCTATTTTGTAATCGTAATATTCCATATATTTCTCCTTTATAATCAATTTTCAAATTAATTATAAAAAAGAGAAATGTATATTACATTAGTGAACTATTTCCAAAAATGGAAAAATATAACTATAAATCTGTAGGGGGTTTATAGTTTTCTAAATCCTTGCGAACTGCGTCATCATCAGAAACAATTTCAAGCTTAGAGTTGCCTCTAGCAGCTGCTAAAGTTATCTTTTCTTTATTAGAAGATTTTTTTAACTCACTTGAATATGTATTTTTTGCCATATCAAGTGTTTGCAATATATAATTCTGCCCGTCTGGGTTTAAAGACCTAAACGATTGAACAATATCAAATTCTTCTTTATTGCATTTTAATATGTATTCTCCATAAACAAGATAATCAAGAGTCACATCAAAAAAGTCAGCAATTTTCTTTAATGTAGATAATCCAACATTTTCAGTTCCTCTTGTATAAAAATTTTTTAGGGTAGTATATGGAATGTTACTTTCTTTTGACAGAACGCTTATATTTTTAATATTGTTCTTTAACATAAGTTGTTCCAAATTGTCTAAGAAATTCATTTTGTCACCTCCTACACTAATAATAACATATAGGAATAAAAAGTCAAGTATAAAATTACTCATTTAAGTAAAAAATTACTCAAATTAGTAAAAATTATACTTGACATATACTCAATATAGTGATATTATACTATTGAAACAACTCAATAGAGTAAAAAATAGAAGGAGGTAATATCATGTATAAAAATTTAGAAGCTGAATTGGCCAGAAATGGTATATCTAAAAATTCATTAGCTAAAACATTAAACCTTTCTCAAAAAGGATTATATTTAAAATTATCCGGAGAAACAGACTTTACATTGACAGAAGTAATGAAGATAAAATCTTTATTTAAAGGATTAACTTTAGAATACTTATTTAATGTTTCAAAAGACGAAATTGCGTAGGAGTAGGAAAAGTGAAAGTATATAAAGATATGCTGATTAAAATTGGCAAAAAAGAATATTTGGTTTGTTATAAGACAAAATTAGGTTTTGTATCAGAAATTCGTGTAAGTGAAATTACAAACAAGCGACAACTTGACAGCACAAAAACATATGTTTGCTCAACCAGAAAAGTACAGGTTGAATTAATAAAAGCCAGTACATTTAAGGACTGGCTTAGGTATTACTTATTTAAGATGAGATATAAGCTGAGAAAGTAGAACTGGTATTGAATAATCGATTGCTGAACTTAGTCCTTTATCAGTTATATTTTTAACAAATGTTTTTAACCTATCGAGTGTATTTGTATTAGGCTTAGATTGAAGCTCTTTTAACAGTTGACAAACTAATTCTTTATGTTCCGGACACATATCAGACTTTTGTATGTTGTTATATATTGAAGAATAATTGTCTGATATTGTATTGTTTGAACCATTAACAAGAATGCTGTTATCTCCCTGAGTTACAGAAATATTTGCAAATTTTTGAAAGTTATTTTCGTAGAAATCTACTCCTTTTTCTGTAGGACAAAAGGTAAAGAAACCTAAACAACTTACATTTTGCTTAACAAAACCATTATCTTTTAGATAGTCATATGCACGAATTAGTTTATCACAGCTATATTTTTTTAAAATAATATCATTTGTGCCACATGAGCTATCCAAAAATATTGTTGCTTCATCACCATCGTTATAAGCAGTACAAGCTAAAGTTAAAACATCTTTTTGTATTTGATTCATAAATGTATATCCTTTCTATTATGTATTTCAATAGTACAGTGCTGATAGTTGAATTATAACACAAAATAGAAAGAGGTAAAAGAATAATATTAGGAGGTGGAAAGATGGAAAAGGAAAAAGCTAATGCAATAGATATTAAAGTTTCAACAACGGAACTAGATACGGCTATAGAAAAGGCAGAACGCCTTGTAATACTTTTAACTGAGGCAAACAAATTAGCTGAGAGTTTTTGCAAGTAACTACTAGGACAATCTAAGAAAAACATATCTATTGATAGAGGTGATTAATATGCAAAAATACAAATGTACTGAGGAAAGACCTGTTTACAAGAGTGAAGAAGAGGAAAAAGAGGCTTTAGGCAGAGGGCTATATACTCTCAACAAACGCATATTGCCTTATCTACAGAAGAAGGAGGATGTACATAAATGATGATACTGTTACTAATTGCAGTTATATTTATAGCTGCAAACTTAACTTATTGAGGGGAGATGAAATTATGGAATGGACAAAAACTGATGACGAAAAGTTAAGATTACTGGACTATTATGGTGTTACGGTTACCGATATGGCTAAAATCTTAGGAGTTACATATAACTCTGTAAATAGCAGGCTTGAGAGAATAGGCATAAAAGCAAGTACGCAAATACCTAACGAAGGTACTTTCAGCGAAGAAAGGCTAGCTATGCCAGAAATAAGAGAGAACATCTGTTTACTGTATATGGTCCATCTAAAAGAGGGCGACAGCGTGGCGTATGTGGCTAAGGCTTGTGGCTTTAAGAGGAGTCAAGTCGAAAGTTGTTTAGCAGAATGCCTAGCGGACGGTACATATAGAAAAGTGTTACAGAGAGTTAATAATCACAATTTGAAGGTGGGACAGATATGAAAAATTTGTTTGAGAAATTAAGGACTTGCTTATTTGGAACACAAGTAGTTGTGCTCAGCAAGGAAGAAGCTAATCGTATGAAAAGGAGATGCGTTAGGTGGGAGTAAAGAAAAAGTCCTCTGCTGCAACAGAGGACCGTATATAAACACGTTTGGAAATATATTTACAACTAAATTATATATCATAAACAAGTAAAAATCAAGGAGGATGAACAATGGAAAATTCATTAATTGTTGTTGAGCAGTTACCTATTATTACAGAGCATTTGGAGTCTGTAAAAGAACAGATACAAGAAAGAGTTAATAACGCATTGCAACTTGTGTGTGCAAACGATACAGCAAAGGAAATAAAGAATGTCAGAGCTGAATTAAACAAAGAATTTAAAAACTTTGAAGCAAAGCGTAAAGAAGTTAAAAATTCAATTCTCTTACCTTATACAAATTTTGAAAATGTATATAAAGACTGTATAAGTGATGCTTATACTAAAGCTGATTTAGAATTAAAAAATCGTATTGAAGAAATTGAAGGACAGCTAAAGCAAGAAAAAGAGGCTGATTTAAGAAGTTATTTTGCTGAGTATGCTTTAAGTAGAAATATTGATTTTATTAGATTTGAAAATATTGGTTTAAATATAACACTTTCTGCAAGTCTTAAATCTTTAAAAACAAAGATAGCCGAATACATTGACAATGTTGTTGATGAAGTTGGCACAATCACAACAATGCCAAATAGTGAAGTAATATTAGCTGAATATAAATCAAACGGCTATAATCTTTCGTCAGCAATATCAGTTGTAAATGATAGAATTACAAGGATAGCTGAAGAAAAGTCAAATATCGAACAGATAAAGAAAAATAACGAGTTGGAAGAAAAGTCTATACAGCAAGTAAATGAAGCTTTGGGACAACCTGTTATAGAAGAAAAAGAGTTTGTTTTAAAATTTACTGTTTATGGAACTAAAGAAAAGTTAAGTGAATTAAAAAGGTTTTTAGATAATGGAGGATACAGATATGAATAATGTAAATACACAATCAAAAGGCAAAGAATTAGCAGTTACTTATGAAGTAGATGGCAATAAGGTAATACTCACGCCAAGTGTTGTACAGAAGTATATAGTTGGTACAGACAGTCCGATAACAATACAAGAATTTAAGTTTTTTAGTGAATTGTGTAAGGCAAGAGGTTTAAATCCATTTTTAAAAGAAGCGTACTGCATTAAATATGGTAATCAGCCTGCCCAGATTGTTGTTGGTAAAGATGCAATTATTAAAAGGGCTGTTTTAAATCCTGAATTTGATGGAATTGAAAGTGGCGTTATTGTTATTAAAGACGATAACATAACAGAAAGAAAAGGTTGCTTTGTTGCTCCGAATGAAAACCTTGTTGGTGGTTGGGCTAAAGTATACCGTAAAAATTGGACACATCCTACATATTGTTCTGTTGGACTTGAAGAAGTAGCAAGCAGAAAGAAAGACGGTAGTCTTAATAGTATGTGGGCTAGCAAGCCTGCAACTATGGTAGAAAAAGTTGCAAAAGTAAGGGCATTAAGAGAAACATTTATAGAAAATCTTGGTGGATTGTATGATGCTGATGAAGTGGAACAGAATAATGCTGTTGATGTACCAGAACCACAAAATGTGATTGACCAAGATGAGCCACAAGAAGTTGTTGAAATGGCTACCGAACAGCCTCAGCAAATAGGATTTGATGATTTATAATGTATAGAATTATTAAAACAGGGAGCAAAGGTAATGCGATTATAATTGATAATAATATATTAATTGATTGTGGTGTACCTTATAAAGATTTACCTGTTAAGTTATTAAAATTAGTGTTACTTACTCATGAGCATAGTGACCATTTTAATTTTTCTACGATAAGTAGGTTAGCATTAGAAAGACCAACGCTAAGATTTGCGTGTGGTAAATTTTTGCTCAAAAAACTTGTACAAGCAGGAGTAAGTTATACAAAAATAGATATTCTTACTCCTGGGGTATGGTACAGATACAATAAAGATATAGCAGTATCTCCCATAGTGTTGTATCACGATGTACCAAACTATGGATATAGGTTATTAGTAAAGGGTAAAAAGATAATATACGCGACAGATACAACAACATTAGAAGGCATAAAAGCTTATAATTACGATTATTATTTGCTTGAAGCCAATTATGAAGAAAATGAAATACAGCAGAAAATAGAAGAAAAAGAGAAAGCTGGACAGTTCGTGTATGAATATAGAGTTTTAAAAACTCATTTATCTAAAGAAGAGTGTGACAATTTTTTATTGGAAAATATGGGAGAAAAAAGTGTATATCAATATTTGCATTGTCACGAAGATTAGAGGTGTTTTTAATGAACAAAGTTATTTTACTAGGTCGCATGGCTCGTGAGCCAGAAGTTCGTTTCACTCAAGGTAATGAGCCAACGGCAGTTTGCAGGTTTTCTGTAGCTGTCGAAAGACCATACTCGTCTAAACGCAAAGAAGGTGATGCAACAGCTGATTTTATCAACTGTGTATGCTTTGGTAAGCGTGGCGAAAATATAGGACAGTATTTCCATAAAGGAA